TGTTTATATGATTTTGTTGTACAATCTCTTACGAGTTGCATGTGAATTTCGTGTTGTTTCATTTGTGGTGAAATTGAATGTCTTAATTTACTAATTAAATAATTACCTGATGTGTATTCTATTTCTTCATTATCATGGTCTATACCAGTAATGGGTATGTTTATGTGAACCATATCACCGACTGTCATCTGTGTATTACCATTCATACTTATATTTATAATTCCACCATTATTTAACTCACACATTTTTGCCTGTCTTTCTAGTATCCAATCTTGTGGTCTTGATGCTCTTAAATCACCATCACCATAATGTTGTTTATCATTTACAAGACCACATGTGGGATGAACTTTTACATTACTGTTTGCAAATGAACCAAAATCTTTATCTGATATCATTTGTGGATTATAAATTGGTTTTGCATTTGGCTCTACTCTTTCATGTTTATCAAAATCTCTAAAGTAGTCATAGTTATAAGTTTTATAAGACTTGTTATAAATATCGTGTGTTATTAAATTAGACCCTAGCATACCGCCTACAATATTAACAGCCAAATCATTATTAGCACCAAAAGAATGAGATAATACTCTTTTAAGACCTTGACCAACTTTTGTTTCATTATTTTCATTGCGAGGTGTCAAATAGTCATCATCACCATCTTTATCTCCAGCATTAAGTCTAGCAACCGTGCCCTGCATATAAAGACTTTCTAAAGAAGTAAAATTAAGACCATTCTTATTTTCAAAAAATAAGAAGTGTGGTGGTAAATTTAAACCCATATTAGCAACTGCTTCTCTTTTGAGCATATTAATTAAAGTATATGGATGTACATTTGGTGAAACAATTCTTCTTATACCTTGAGTTGGTCCAATATTTAAACTTTGTGAACTGCCTAATTGATTTTTAAGCACATCAAAAACAATATTGTCAATACTGTCTGTATAACTTTTAGAAACTCTAGTTTTTAAATTTCTTATAGAATCTTCTGTTGAAATATCTAAAGAATAACTTTGTGCGCCAGTTGATATATTATCTCTAGCCACTATTGAATGAAGTATAAATCTTTTTTCTATAACACTTTCTTTAGTTGGATTTTCTTGTGGGGTAGAACATTTAAGCTCAATATATTCTTGACCTAATATTGGTAATTTTTCAATTAAGTTTAATGTATCAACAATTATTATATTACCTGTAAATGCTGAGCTAAATATATCTTCAAATAAATTTATCTCTACTACTATACTAGATAAATCAGCACGAACACCTTCTGATGAATATATTCTAAGATATTCTAAATTTGTTTCTCCAGCATATTGTACTTGTGATGATGTTGCCATTATATATTTGATTCACTCATTAAAGACTGGTACTCCGTTACAAATTGACCAATAAAAGATGGGTCTAATAATCTTATTTTTCTTCTATCATCTTGTAGTTTTTGTTCATGTTCATAGTTAGTAATTAAAGTTGCTGTTGGATAGTCTGTATTACTCGTACCAATATTAATCTTAATATCAGTATCACCTGATTCTTGTGATATCTCATAATGATGTACTGCATCAGCATCAGAATATTTGTCTTTCATGTATTGCTGAAATTGTCCCTCTGACATTGGCCAATCGTGATATCTATCTGTGATATCATTCACCAACATGATTATCCAATGATATTCAGAATCACCATACAGTCTATGTGAAAGAGATTCTGGTGTTTCACCACTTTTTACATCATAAGTATCATAAAGTAAAACATTAGTTCTTACTCTTGCTCTTAATGCAACACGCCTTAATAGATTAGTTACATCTTTAAATTTATAATCACCTACTGAATCGTAAGGTATAACAGGAAAATTATCATCAAAATACATATTAGAAACCCTCGAAAATTCTTTCTCTTGTTATTGTTTCCATTTCTCTGAATTGAAGACTAATTTCTGTTTCAACAATCGGAGCACCTTCATTATTTCCTTTAAATGCTTGAAACTGTGTGCCACCATATTTAACAGTTAAATTTTCTAATACACAAGTTGATATTTTATTTAAGTATTGGTTTTCATCACCTTGATACATATATTTAATATCAAATGTATTTGGTATAACCATTCTTCTACCCATTTGATAATCACCATCCAATTCAGGTAACATGTTTGCTTTAAACGCAAGTATAATTGCTCTAATTTCTTCAGCTTCTTCTTCACTTCTTGGCGTCATTTTAAATGTGTAATTAAATTTTCTTTTTTCTAAACCTTGAAACGCAACTTCCATGCGATTAGAATAAACTTTACCCTCTCTCATTGCATATAATTCTTTGATACCACCCATACCAGGTAACACACCTAATGTTGATGTTAACATTGTAGCTAACATTACCTTTAAAGGGTCATCCATATTTGCTACAGTATCTCCCATGTCACCAATTCTATCTTCACTATATGCTGCATATGCTTCTAACACGCTATCTGCTAGAGCTCCGATTGGTTCATCTTTATATCCAGCACCATATGTTACTTCTACCGTACTAGGCATGTACATAGAGATTGAAGTTTTTAATCTTCTTGTTGCTTTTCTTTTTACATTCATACCCCTATATCCATACTGTTGGTGATGCTTACCTATGGCTTTTCCAAAGTAATTTGCTGTAACTTGATTATAACCTGGCGTTGTTCTATCAACAGTAGTATATTTTTGACCATCTATTGTACCTGAATCAGTTATCCCGCTTGCTTGTTCATAACCTTCTATTAATTGTTTATATTGGTCAGCTCTTTGTTTTTCGTATCGGGCTGCTCCATCTGCAGTTTTACCTGTAGCAAGCGTTATGTGGTTTGGTATACCTCTGCTACTTGCTTCGGTTAAAACAGATTTATCTCCTGCGGCCTCAGGTTGTCTAGTTCCAAATGATAATTTAGCATTTTCTTGTTCATTAATATAAAAGAGTATGTAATGTCCTTGATTACCAAGACCTGGTTGTTGTTCTACATCTAGAGGAAAACTGCGATGTTCGGGGTTTAGATTAGTTCTAATTAATTGGCCTAAAATACTAGAATTACCAAAACCAGGTATTCCTCTAACTATATCTCCAACACCACCAACAACTTTCTTGTATACTCTATCTTTTACTTGTGATACTATTGCTTTACCGAAGTTAAATCCCATGTCTAAATAATCCTATATAATTTAAAGTATTTATAACGACTATGACATATAAAGGAAAGTTTAAACCCAAATATCCTATCAAGTATCAAGGTGATATCAAAGAGATAGTGTATCGTTCATCATGGGAATTAAAGATGATGAAGTACTGTGATACTACTAAGTCTATCATAGAATGGGGTAGTGAAGAATTAGTCATTCCATATGTATCACCGTGGGATGGTCGTTATCATAGATATTTCCCTGATTTCTATATCAAAGTTCGTACTAAAAATGGTAGTATCAAGAAGTATATCATTGAAGTTAAACCTAAGAATCAATGTACACCACCAGAAAGGAATCCTAAAAGAAGAACAGGTGTTTGGTATAACAAAGTCAAGACATGGGGTATAAACAAGGCCAAATGGAAGTCAGCAACTGAATTTTGTCTAGACCACAACATGGAATTTAAGATACTAACTGAAGACCATCTAAATCCTAGTTAATTACTTATGGTCTAGATATAACTGTCTAAAAATGGCATTAGGTACTATTGATTTACTACCTGATATTAAACTGCTACTATTGACAGAAGCATCAATATTGCTATTTGAACTATACATATTGACAGCAGGTACTCTAAAGCTAAACTTTTTGCCCTGAAATGATGCACCTTCACTACCCGCCTTTGTATCAAAGGAAATACTATTATTTCTTCGCATATCCTCTATGCTATTACCCAGCAGAAGATTTCCCAATAATCTTGGTCCCGCAAAGACCCCATGAAACGGGTCATAATATCTCATATATATTTCTTTTTCAAATGCGAGTTTATCTTTTACTGCTTTCTCTCTCTCAGCATCTGATTTATAACTAGGGTCGGCATCAATTTCTTTTTTTATTTCATCTGCTCTTCCCTCAGCAAACTGAAACCCAAAAAATGCGCCTATTTTTTTTGCAACAAAAAAAGTAACTTCAGCCAAAGTCATAAGTGCGGGTATAAGTACATCTTTTATTACTGAAATTAAGAAGTTCACAATGTTTTCTGCAACTATAACAGATTGAGCAATTATATTACCTATATTTGGTTTAATGCTTTTCCAATAATCACTATCTAAAAACTTGAATATTAAACCTATTGTTAAAAGCACAGCTGCAGTTTTAAGAAGAAATCCAAATGTGCTAGTTAATGCATTAAAACCACTTTTAAGTATACCACCTAACTTTGAAAAACCTCTTGATAGAAGACCAGCTTGGTCTTTTTTATCTTTTTTATCTTTGCTAAAGAAATTAGCGATTTTCTTTCCTAGACCCTCTGATAATTTTCCTTGTTTTATCATTCTTTTAAGAACTTTTGCTCTTGTTAAAAGTCCTTTACCCAATAATTTTTTAGTATCTCTAGATATTTTTGCTTGTGCTAGACTTGGATTTTTTAAACCTGTAAACCCTCTTAAAAAGTTTTCTTTAAAGCTTCTTCTAGATTCCATGGCAAGTTTTTTTTGTAATTCTGCCGCATCCTCTGCCGTTTCTTTATCAAATTTATGACCTTTTATAGTTAATTGTTTTCTATCTGCATCGTTTTTTAGGAGCTGCCTCGTACCAGGAGCATCTCTTTCTTCTTGCTTTTTTCGAGATGCTTTTTCTTCTTCGAATCTTCTTTCAGCATCTTTCTTTGCTTTTTCATAATCTTCCATACTTTTATATGAAATGGTAACCAATTTTGCCATCATTCCATATAAAGTATCACCTTCAGGTGGTCTTCTTGAAATAGCTCTACCTTTGGCATCTCTAGGTACTTTAACTGTACCTATATCATCTACAACAGCTTCAGCAAATTTTTTATCTTGTGCCATTTCTTTTTTAGAAATAACAAGAGAAGCAAGCACCTCTGCTTGATTTTCTTTGAATGCTTTAAATAGGTTGGGTTTACTCTGTTCTGCTAACTGTTTGTTAGTTTCATTTAATTGAAGGTTTATTTGTTGTAAACCTTTCTTTATTCCTTCATTATCGAATTCTGTTTCTGATGCCATTACTTTTTACTCGTTCCTGTGTATAGTCCAAACCATGCAGCACCAGCACCAACTACAATACTGACTAAACCAGATTGTTCCATTGTAGGAGCTCCAAGATTCATATACCATATAACTACTTTGTAAAGTAATACAATATAGACTGTTAAGAATAGTCTAGGAAATATTCTCCATGCATCTACAGCTCTTGCCATATCTATCCATGACTGATATTTGTTTTTACTAGAATTAACAACATTAGTGTCTACTTCTAACTCTATGTTTACTTTTTTAGTTTCAATTGGCATGTTTTGCATTTTCCTTTTCTATTCTTTCGTTTTCTTCTTTAATATGTTTTTCTAGTAATCCTAAATAAACATCTCTTTCCCATGGTATCATATCTTCTAACTCTGTTAAAGAGTATTTATGATGTTGCATGAGTTGAAAGTTTGTTTTATAGTAACTTTCTAGGCTTTCGTGAGAAAGCCCTATTCTAAAAAACTTTCCAGGCCCTCTATAACAATTTCACTTTCTATCTTAGTTTTGGGATTTGTTATTTTTGTAATATGTCTTAATCTTGGCATAGTTTCAAAAAATTCATTAACCTTATCAAATTGTTCTGAGCTCATACTTTCAAAAAAATCATTTAAATCTTTTTCTGTCATATCTGGTCCATTGTAAATTTTTTCTCCATGATGTAATTCTTTTACACATTTATTAATGATTTTAAATAGTTCCATTGTAGATGAATCTTTTAATAGTTTCATATCTTCTAAAATAGGATATTGCATAACTAATTTAATATCATCATTTACTTCTATAATATTTGTGTGTTGTTCATCTATTTGCACTTCAACTTCATCTATGTCGATATCCACTGGTGCCTGTGTTTCTTCATCATCTGGGCAAATTAAAGTTACATTAATTTTTGACCCAACAGATTTTGCTCTTATTTTTAAAAACAAATACTCAATGTCGAACATTGGTAAACTTTCTACATTTAATTTGTCAAAAGTACATCCACTTATAACACTTTTTAATGTGTCAAATAATTCATTTTTATTTTCATCTTGATTAACCAAGATTAATAATTTTTGTTCTTTTACTAAGAACGGTCTAAATTTTATCTTTTCACCTGATGACGGTAATGTCAAACTGTAAACAGGTGTTTCTAATTTTGGTAAAGCCATAATTATTCATCCTCTAATTTATTATATAATTTATTATCTATAAGTTTCTTAAAACTTTAGGTATCCTTGAAAGTAAATTTCTTTCTATTGCGCTGCCTATCAAACCAAGTGTTGATTCTATTTTTTTAGGTATAGTGCTTCCACCCTCTAAAATTTCCCAATATCTATAAGAAAAAGTAATTTCCATTGTTGCTAATTGATTTCTTTGGTCTCCACTTAATTGTAAATCTCCTATTACTTTAGGAAATGCTTCTTGAAGTCTTATACCATACTTCCTTTCATTTTTTTCGTTTAGTAAATACACATCAACTTGACCAACATAGTTATTATAATAGTTTACACTAAAGTCTGCTTCTGAAACTGCGCTTCCTTGCCATGCTTCAAAGAATCTTCTATCTTGACCATTTGAATTTAACATAGTAAATTGTGCTTGTATATCAGCATAAGTAGGGGTACCAGTTACAAAACTTCTTGATGGGCCCATTAAACTATTGTCTTCATATTGAGTTACTGTTCTGCCTGGCATATTAACAGTATTACATTTTAATGATATATTTCTATTTGTACCATCTTTAGAAAATTCACCTAATGCAAGAGCTGATGCTGCATGCATACCCTCAGGTCTAGTAAGACTTTTGGGTGGTTGTATTACCACTTCAAAACGAGCTGACCTAGCATAAGAATCTTCTTCATGAAGAATACTTAAAAATTCTCTTAGCACTCCTTGTGAAGAACCTCTTAGTGTTTTAGTTGCCATTATATCATTCCTCTTGATTTTGCAAATATATGACTGTCAGATTGTTTTTTAAATCTCTGTACAGGTAATAGTGTTGCCACCATAAATTCATCTGCTTCTACTTTTCTAAACTTAGTTCTAACATTACTTGCTAAATATCTTTTTAAACAAGGTTTGATTAAGTCTATCCTTTTTAAATTACTATAATTTACATTTAAATTAGTAGATTTATCAAACTTATCATTATTACTATAATCCACTAGTCTATCTAATAATCTAATTCTTATAGGCATAGACAGATAGTGCATATTGATTCCTAAAAACCCATTACTATATTCTTCAATAGGTAATACTAAAGGAAATGTATCATAGTATGGTAATTTCTCTTTTAGTTTAGGGTCATATACAAACATATTTAGTAGACCAAAGGTGGGTGTTGAAGTTCTTTTACCATCACGAATCAAATCAGCAGACTTCGGTGTTCCAAATTCCTTGATTTTATCACGAAACCATTGGGTTGATTTAGGTCTACCACCTGCTGCCTTTAAGACACTTTGGATATATTTACTTCTTGCCATATATGTATTTATAAGGATTGTATAGAATTATACAAGAAAAGTGCCCCTATAGAATAGAGGCACTCCATAGATTACTCAGCTAGTTTTTCAAAATATGCTAATGTATCATCTTCCTCAACTACAGGTGTTTCCACTTTTGTAGCCACAGGTTTTGTATCAACTTTAGGTTTTGCAACAGGTGCATCATCTAAATCATCAGCAACATTACCAACTTTTACAGTGCCAGAAAGGACTGCATCTAGTCTGGTCTTTAACTCATCATAAGATTTAAAGTTTGATGATGCAGTATACTCTGCAAGAGAGTGTTGTGCTTTCCAAACTTTATCTGCTTCACCATCATCCTCAAAAAGTTTTGATGTGTCTTCAAACTCTGATTTATCATAGTTCCAATAACCATCTACTTTTCTGATTTTTAATTTGAAGTTAGCACCTTCCCAAAAATCAAATGGGTTGATTGCCTTTTCATCTTCAAACTCTGGTGACATTGCTGCAGTTACCTTATCAAAGATTTTCTTTCCATAACGGAACAAGAATACTTTACCTTCGTTCTCTGGGTGTTTCGTATCACTTACTATGTAAATGTTCGAGAAGTATTGTAATTTTCTTTTCTGTTTACGAGCTATCTCTTTGTCAGATTCTAAACCTGTGTTCCATAATCTAGTGTTATGTTCAGATACAGGGTCTTTCTGATTGAGTGTTGTTAGAGAGTTTTCAATATACCATTGACCTGTTGGGCCTTGAAAAGCGTGATTCCACACTTTTGCCCATGGTAGGTCTTCGCCTTGAACGGCTGGTAAAAAACGAATTACTGCATATCCATTGCCAGACTTATCTAGCTCTGGTTTCCACAGTCTTTCATCTACATATGATTTTTTCTCTTGGGGAGCAGATTCACCTTTTGCTGCGTCTAGCAACTTATTAAGTGACCCACTACTTTTTAGACTATCTAATGACATATATTTTCTCCTTATGTTATTATATTTTATCGTATGTTTATTTGTGTATTTTTCAATACATAACTATTTATAATAGTTATCTGTGCTACTTTAACAGGTAGCACAGATATTGTCAAGGTATTATTTATCATTAACCAATGATATTATTAGCCTCTTTTCTTAAAAAAGGGTCATTTACTTTTTGTAAGAAATGTTGGACATTTTTATTACCATGAGATAACATATTTTTTGTATTACCTCTGATTTTCTTGTGATTTGACACTAACTTACTGTATAATAAATTTAGGAATATAAACTCCATATTTTTAACCTTACCAGTCATTGCCATGTTACTGAATTTAAATGCCTCTTCATTTTTATATGGATTATCATCAGAACAACTCCACTTTATATGGTCATCAAAAAACTTGTTCAACTCTTTTACTAAAAAAGGTGGTTTATAGTTTTTCTTAGATTTACTACTTTCATAATCTTCTTTTTCACTTGGTTTGATACCAAAAAGAGATTGGTCTGTTGTAAATGATTGATAAACACTTGCCAGACTAAGTAACACACTATTCATTAAAACTTTTTCACCAGTATATTTTGTGTTTCTTTTAATTGTTTCTAATGCATGTACAATATTGTCCTTACCATATTTTTTAAATGCACCATTTGAAGTACCACCATTCAAATATTGAATGGAAGATATCTCTAACCAATTATCAGATTTTTCTACTCCTCTTACTTGCATGATACCATTGTAGTTTAATTTATTTTCTTTTAGAAAATTAAAAAGGTCTACAAAGTGTGGTTTTCTTGCAGTTAGTCCAGCAGAAAATCTTTGTTTTTCAGTTTGTGAGTTTCTGTCTTGACAATCAGTTAGGTGACTATCACCTTCATTCATTTTAAAATATTCTTCATTTAGATATTTATCCGAAATATCATGAAACTTAATCTTAAATAGATGTTTGGTAGATGTTCCTTTATTGGCAAGTTTCTTCATCACGAATCTATGATTACCTCTGTTCTTTACTAGATACAAATATGTTTTATCATTTTTTTTGATAAACCTTATTTTACCATGAAGAACATCAGCATCATCTTCATTCCAGCCTTTAACCTCTATGTTACCATTTATTGTCTGATTTAGATTATTGATACATTTATCATAATCTACCGAACTAACTCTATCATAACCATCTTTTTTACTACAAGATGACCAGATTTGATTATCTTCTACTACGCAGATGTAAGATTTATCTTTATCATCTATTGGATTATGTTTTTTGATTACTTGTTCTAGTGTATTAAAACCAGAGTAATCAGAATTATCAGACCAACTAGGTAATTCTAATAGTGTCTTTTCATCATATTTCTTATTAAATATTTTAGAATTAGACACAAGGTCTGTAAAGTGAGGTGTTTTTTGGTCGTGCGTGACCAGCGTATATGTTTCCATTTTCATTACTTTTCTCCGTTAAGATTTATAATCTAACACACGCATTTCGGTGTTAGTCCAACTATTTATAATAGTTATATGCTACTATACTAGGCCTGACAGAGTTTGTCAAGGTCTTTGTAGGTAATACTTTTAACATTATTGCATACTAAAGGACTAGCATCTTCCTTTACAACCCAATAAAATTGTGTTTCTGGGAAGTCTTTAAATATTTGAATTAATTGTGTAGTCCAATTATCAGTATTGAATCCTTTTGATGTTTCTGATAAGTAATTCTTTGTTCCTTTGTATATGTTATTAATAGGTTCATCATATTCACTTAGGTCAAATCCTAACATGTACACTTCATCATCACCTTCTTGACATGCTAAATACATGGCAGTTGCACCTGCACACCATTCTCTAGGATACTCAATGTATTCAACACTATCATTTTCTTTCAACCATGTAATATATAAACCCACATTTGTATAACATTTATTCTTACAATCTTCTTTATCTAAATGAGGAAACTGATTTATCATTTCTTCATAATTTTTTTCTGCAGTTTCTCTTTCTTTACCTTGAACCACGCAAGATGCAATATCACCTTTTTCTGTTTCATGTATATCCATAGGTGTATAATTCATTTTTAAAAACTCTGGGTCAAAATCTTCTAGTATTGCCCAATCAGCAAAATGACATCTATTTTCTATTGCATAGTCAGATTCATATATTTCTTGTTGTACACCATAATCTATTGCAACAAGATTATCCACAACGGCATCTCTATATATTGCATTACAGCCCCATGTAGTAAATCCCTTATATTTTTTAGTTATATCCCAAACCTGTCTAGATTCGCCATTTCCATAAACTAGTGATTTCATGATAATTTAATGTTTGTTATTTTAGAAGTACCAAATCTATTTTTTATATCTTCTTTTGCTTCTTTTTCAGTTAAATTTTTACATGCGTAAACATATGTAGGTTTACCATCTATTTTTAATGTATATTTTTTGTATTGTGTTTCTTCTGTCATAAACCTACCTCTATATATCTTTCATGTATTATTAAATACCAATCTGTAAAAAAATGATAGTGTAAAATACCAACAAGTAGTATTAGTGAACCTACTATATTAACAACTATCAATGACCAGTCTTTCCATATCCAACCCACTATTAACCAACCTGTAATACCTGTAAACTGAAAATACATATTATATGGATACATGTTAAGTGCTGTTGTTGCAGCTCCTATAATCAAGACTATACTTGAAAACCATTTAATCCACCAATCTAATTTATCAGGTCTATTCATTCATCAATCCTTTTAATATTAGTTTAAAACTCTTAGTATCAAATTTAAGAAATGAGTTATAGTTATTCATAAGTTTATAAACATCTTTCCACGCATAATCTTCTTCAAGTTTAACATTCCATACTTTATGAAACTGTAATATACTATTAAGTATAACCATACTTTCTAATGATACTCTTTTACCAAGATATTCTTTTAATAGTTTAGGATGTTTATTGGCAGATACTGCTATTAAATCTTTGTCTAATATTGATTCAATCTCTGATTTAAATGTATAACTTAAACTTTGTATCTTTCTTTGCCATTGTATATAATTATCTTCATCAAATTTACCCACCCAACCTTTTGGATGTACTAAGAAATTAGCTAGTAAGTAGTCTTGTATATCTTGTTTACTTTTA